GTAGAAAGGAGAGAGGACTGCGTCGTAGTATTAAATATGATCGATCCGGTTGCAAACTGAAGCTTACTGATTTCGGTGGCGTTGAAATGCGGTGATATTGTGAAATCGACACGGCTCAGGTTCAGTTCGAGAATACGGATGAGTCTGTTGAACGTATCGGCTGACACCGTTTCGCCCTGGGCAAACGGCAGCCGCGTTTCGAGCAGCTTGCTCATGCACGTCTGCCGCTAGGCTGTATGTCAATCCTCGTTGAGCCGAGCCGCCACTTGTAACCGAGTTGATCATTGGCAGTATTATCGTCGTCGCTTTCGAACCGGAATACCATTTGTCGCGCTCGGCTTCGGACATTACTGAACGTCGAGGATTGTGTCACTTGCGTTGTGGCATCTACGGTCAGAGATTGGTTTGGAAAGTCACGTCGTTTCAAAACGATATTCATGGCAGGCGTATTCGACACCGCTGGATCGGTGACAAACTTCATGTCCGGTATGATCTTTTTGATGAAGCTAAAGCTATCGCCTGAGCTAATATCGAGATCTGCACTCTCTATGAATACGCCAGTCATCGCAGCGCCATTGTCATCGAAGCCAGTCTCGTGCTCGAAAATGCACTCGCCCTGTGGGGTGGTAGCTCCACTTGCAGGAAGGTCTTCGATACCTGCATCTAGCCAGGAGTATCGGATCAAACTGCCGACAGCCCAATGGTTCTCTTCATAGTTATAGATCACATACCGGCTTATCTCACCGGTTGCGTCTTCAATGCTGGGATAGAAAAACCAAATCTCTCCGAACTCGCTGTTCACACCCATGTGGCATTTGAACGCTTGCCCCAGGTCGAGGTCGTTAAAGACAAACTCCTGAACGGAGCATGCCAGCTTTTTCACCGAGCCGTTATAAAAGTAGAACCCCGTCTTGCTTGCGTAAAATACGCCGTTTGGCGCGTTGACCGCCGCCTTCGGGCCGATGAGACCCGATCCCTCATTGACCAGGTTCAGAGCAAAGGTCAAGGGTGGCCCGATGAAGTTCATCGAATATAGGCTGGTGTCAGTGAAAATCAAAACCTCTTGTCGAGATTTGATGCCTCCCACGATGAAAGAGCCGGACGACAAACGCAACGAACCAGCTGTGTTCGTAGCAGTGGGCTCGAACTCGAGTTCGTTTTCTTGATCACTGAATGCGATCAGCATCGGGTCGATTACCCCGGTACGGCTGCTGCCCGATATGGGGTCTGCCCCCAACACGATCAAGTGCCGATCGGTTTCGGAGGTGATTACCTGCAACGCTACGGTTGGCACAAGATTCGCTCCCGAAATCCCTGAAAGCTCGAGCGCCCTTGTGCTGACACCGTTGTTTTCTACCCACCGAAAGATGCCAGCGCCTCGCGGATTGATGATCAGGTTTTCACCGTAATTATCATGCGTCCACAATCGCAGCTGGTTCACAGCACTGATGCTCGAGGCGGAGCCAAAACCGCCAGACCCCCATGTGCCTACGCCCCAACCCGATGACTTGATGAAAGTGTCGAGACCAACATTGATTTGGTAAGCGCCGACCGTGCTCGAACCGCCGTTACCAGAATCTGATGAATTTGCCGTGACGGTGGCGCCGTCTGTGTCTTTTGCGGTGATGGTGTAGGCGTTGACGGTCGTGACAAGATCGATCTGATATTCTTGATTCAGCACCGCTGCGGTGACATTTCCGCCCAGCGAGGCTGCACCACTGAAGGTTACAAAGTCGCCATTCACCGCGCCGTGAGACGTGTCTGTCACAGTGATTGTGGAAGAACCATCGGTCGCGCTGAACGTGACATCGCCCGCGTTGGTTGTCGTGCGGATCGGGGTGATATCGTAAAACGCCTCACCCTCCTCGATATAATATTTGACAGTTGTGCCAATACCTAGGTAGCGAACGCCTCCCAGGGAGATCCACGAGTGCAGGGCCCTCGCTTTTCCGAGAAAGTAAGTCGTGCCGAGCTTCAGCCAGCCGCCCAGTTTTTCAACTCGACCCTTGCGAAAGCGAATCAGATTGCTATCGACCCAACCACCCTTCGCAGAATAGTCAGTGCCCTCTTTGTCGACGCCTGGCTGGAAGTCTAAGGTTTGCAGCGGCATGAGGCATTACGCGATCCGAATGATCGCGCCGGTCGCCGTGGGACTTGGGAACACCACTGTGAAATCACCTGCGGTGCTGGTTTTGTCACCACCGAAATCTATTACCGCGCACGCTTTGTTCGAGGCGCTACTATTAAAAATTAGGCAGCCCCTCGCCGTGACGGTAGCAGTGCCGAAAGTCAAATCTGAAAAATCGCACACCGCTGTGGTCCCGCTAGTCGTTGGAGTGACTGAGGTCAGATTAGAACCACCGGACGTGTAGTTTGTGCCAGAGGCTTGACCTGTCGTCGTGAAAGCTGTGGTTGAAGCGCCCAATGTTGCGCTGGAGGTGTACAAGGCAAGCTTGAACGTGTTGCCACTTGTCGCCGTAAAGTTATGGGTGCCGACAAGAATCTCTTGTTTGAAACTCGTGGGGATCGCGGACGTGATGGCCATATCAAAGCTCCTTGATAATTTTTGCCATATCCTCGTGGCCTTGGGCTGCGAGTAAGCCTCGTATCGTCACCCGGTCAGAGGCGATGGCGTTCTTCATGCCCAACAGTATAAGGGTATACACCTGGTTTCGGAAAGCCTCAGCTTGCATCCTGATATGCGGCTCAGCCTCTGCGCTTATACCTAAAATCTTGTTAGTTGTTTGCTCGGCCCAAAACTCAGCGTCGTGCCCTCGATTGTCTGTCGTCGACACCATTACCTGCCCGAGCTGTATTTCACCTCTCGACATAATTATCCCTTGTATGGCTCCGGTGATCGCAGAGGTTCTGTGGTTTCAAGACCATGCTTTTTGACCATGGCTGCAAGCTCAGAGCGATCGCAAACCACCCACTCACCTTCTGGGTTCGGCATGGCAACCTTTGGATTTGGTAGACGGTGATAACCATACAACCGTTCTTCTAACTCGACGTTCTGGTCGAGCAGAGAGCTGCGTGGACTCACCCCGACTGTAATTCCCATGGAGATGAGCTTGCACAACCAAAACTCTACGCAAGCTCTACCGGCCTCCGCAAAATGCAGGTTTTGCCGATACGAAAAATCCATGCCGAAAAGATCTACATGCTCAACTCGATGGTATGCCGCGAAGGCGAGAGAGTAAGCGACGGTGGTGTTCATGTAAGCACAGCGTTGATCCTCAATAACCTCCTCGAGTGGGTATTCGACCAGGCTTGGCACGCGCTCGTCGAGCTGGCAAGTGTAGATTGGTTTTGTGTAGGTGGGCAGAAGCCGACGCATCACATCCGTTTGATTCCCGGCGTCATCGGTATCCAGAAACCGACTGGCCGGATCCATCATAAAAACCCGATCGCATTCGAAGACAGCCAGGGCGGAGTTGATTGTCCAAACCTCATCCCACGTTTTGCTGTTTTCGACCCCGATGACGTAATCGATTTGAGACGCGCCTAAACCGAGTATTGCTACTTTTTTGTCTCGTAATTCTGGAATCTTCCCCATCAAGTCACACCTGATCGTAGCAAGTCATATCTGAACTCGTCTCTTGATGCGCGGCCTTCGCTCACATTCTTCATGCGTGCGACGCCCTCCTTGAAACGAGCCTCGAAGTTGGCAACTACGTCAGGGGCTTCCTTGAGAAAAACAGCGGCCTCGACCAGGGTGCCATAAAGCAACGGGTCGGGGTGATCTGTGGATAAGACGGTCGTACCCGAGTCACTGCCTGCTGTCAGCGATGCTGGTTTATGCAGGTAATGCAGTTCAACCGTGAAGTTAGCGTTCGGTACTGGAGAAAGCTCAAAAGCCGCGTCATCAAAAAGCGAGTAATACTTTGGTGTACCAGTCGTTGTTGATGTGGGGCTGTATTCCTTCAGAAACGAAGGGTGCTTGAAATCCAGGTATATGTATTTGCTGCTGCTGTTGATAAGCGCGAGTGAAAACGGCGCAAAGAAATCAGAGGGGGTGGCGAGAAACCGGTTGCCCGATGTCGCCGTACCCGTCACGTTTTTGCGTTGCTCAGGCAGCTGCACGAGCTTGAAGATCCTGCTCTCTGCCTCTTTGATGAACGTGTTGAGATTGTTATTGAAAGTCGTTTCATTGACTTGTAAGTAATCCTGCACGGTCGATTTCAATGTCGCTAATGTGAAGCTCATGACGTAGTTACCTCTACCGCCCCAACACTAGCAGTAAGTGCAAATGTTTGCAAAAGTGTACCAAGCTTTCCATCTCCCACGTTTGTGTAAACGGTAAAAACGGTGGAGTCATTGCCGTCGGCCGCTTGATCAGGGCGGGTAATCTGTAACGCCTGGGGATCAATTGGAGAGGGCTTCGGCATGAGCTGCGGGTGCTTTGGGCTCCACTGATCGGGGCCGACGAGCAAACCATTCCAGGTCATTTTCATATCTTTGAGCCGGTAGCGAAAACCCGTGATGTCACAGATTCCGTAGGCTTTTCTGTTGGAAGCGTAAGCCATTATGCGATGTTATATCCTCGAAGGTCAGGAGCAACTCGAAACGACGCCCGATCCTCGTCTTGACTTAGGGCGCGTTGAAATTCTTCCTCATACAGTTGCTTTAACATCCCAACTTTTTCTGGTGCTCGTTTCAGCGCGAGATAGTAAGCCAGTCCCGCTGCTAAGCATGGGAAAAATCGGAATGGTATCTCCATCGTGTTTGCACCGACATCCGCATCATCAATTCGAGTCAACACGTTCAGATACAATTCGTATTTACTGTTCTGATCGGGCGCAGGCCAAATTTTTACAAGCGGACTAATCTGTTTGTCAATGAGGTATTGGTTTGGCTTGCCAGTCGTGCTTTTGGTAGAGATGTTCGCATACTGAGACCGCGACATCCGAGTCATCGGCACATCGGTCGAAACACCACCAAGCGTCTCTCGTATGAACACGTCAAGCACATCGATAGTCGCAGTCGGATTGGTCGAGTCGATCGTGTAAGAGGTTGTGTCTTTGATTAGGGTCAACACTTTCTGAGTGATAGTCCATTGGTTGAGGCCCCGGTTTGCCCACTCTGCCAGCATCAAGTTCAAAGAACGAGTT